CCATTTTATGTAAAAGTGGAAGCTGTCTTTTCATACGACCAGCCCCGATGTCAGGACGGTAGAATGGACTATTAGGTATCTTGACCTTTTTAACCGCACTGTAAGCATTGCGGCGAGCACCAGTGATTGTCTCACCAGTACCAGTGACGACCATCGTATAGTCACCACAGGTAACTAAGCCAGGTAAGTCCACTACTTTGTCACCAACCATACGTGGCGATGTACCGAGCATTACCTCTGATAGATGGATACGTTCTTCATCATCGGCACCGCGGATAGGAATACCGCAAAGCTCTTTATTTGTGATTTTCGAGTATGGAAAGTCAGGTAGCGCGATAACCACACTGACACAGACTTCACCATTAATCGCTTCGATTGTGTCCTCACCATTGAGCAAGTCTAATTGCCATTGGATAGGATCAGCGTTTTTAATATGAGCAGTCACATTGTGTTTTGATGGCCAACCGTCACGCATTGTAAATTCCATTGGCCAAGGGCCATCGGCATCAATAATGCAGTTATTGTCGATGTAGCCCACATAACCTAGGCGCTCTAGGATAGGTGTCATCGGTAGCAATACTTGTTCAGCAAGCTTACTGCGTTTTACCATGCGAGATAGAGTCCCCATCTCACCAGTGTTCACGCCTAAGTCGTCAGCCATGAGTTTTTTGTATTCCCAATTCTCATAGAACCATTGTGACCAACCACCTGGTCCGAACCAACCGCCCACCGCCATCTCAATACCGTACTTGCGCTCTTGTAAAATGAAGCCTTCAGCTTTAGCAGCTTTACGTAAGGCTTCGTTGCCTTTCCAGCGGTTAAGCATGTAAACCAAGTCAGCAGGGTCGGAAGCCACATAAGACAACGCTTTATTGGCATCACCTGAAGGCTTAGACACGAGGAATTGTGGATTTTTCTTAACGAAAGCGATGGCTGCATCATAATCGTGGAAAGCTTTAGATTCCATAATATTGATACCGACCTCTTTCATCGCCTTTTGCCCAGCATCACGATCAAGCTCAAGCGCAGCGGCTTCCACAGAAGGGGCTAGGATTGGATACCCTTTAAGACGATACGGCTCCATGAATTGCAAGTAGAAAACGTTATCAGGTAGATAGATTAGGTCAGCCCAGTCCATCCACTTCTTAGGGATTTCGTTCCAGTCATTAATCTTTTCAATCATGCCCATACCAGCTAGGCGGGGTGTACCGTCGGGGCGAGCTTTATCGAACCATTTAACTTGCCATCCAGCGTTCTTAGCGCGGAGGGCCATGTCTAGGCAGTTGGAAGCGTTATCAATAATTAGTAGTCGTTTACTCATGGTCTTAGCTCTATCTTAAAAAATATTTCGTCTAACTGTTTCTTCAACTGCACCAAAACCTATAGCACTAGCTATCCATTTGATAATTTTTTGAGATTCCATAGCTTTATCATTTAAGGTTTGAGCATTATCAATTAATTGTAAAGAAGTATCTAATTGGTCTTTAGTAATTAAACCTTTTTTGAAACCTTCTCGCAATAAATTGTTATAGCTAGATAAAGCTTGCTGTTTAGATTTATCACCAGGTAATGCAGCTAAAGCATCGGCTTCTGTAATTTTATTATTAAATGCAGCTAGCATTTTTGTTTTTTCTTCACTAGAGGTGGCTAAAGTTTTAGCTAATTGCTCTTGTGAAGAACGTTTAGTTAACTCAGAAGTTAACTTTTCAGCAACTTTAGGTGTTGCTTTAAGTGTAGCTTCCATTTGTGGTGCTTTTAAAGATGCTAAATTAACCTCTGCGGTTTTTTGAGTAAATGATTTGCGTAAATAATCTTCAGCCAATTTATTGACTTGAAGTTGAGCTGTTGCCTTTGCTTCTTTTGATGCGCCACGACCACCAGCAAGTGCTTCAACTAAAGATTCAACATTTTCCTTTTTAGAGAAAATTTTACCTGGCAAGTCTTGTGATTTAGTCACATCAAAAGCATTTTTTTTAAAACCACCTTCAGTACCTTCTAACATTTTGCCAAACTTGCTATTTAAAAAGTCTAATGGCGCCATTAGTTTTTCATAACCTTTAGTCGCTTCAGCATATTTAGGTGAAAATTTACCAATTTGTTCGTCCAAAGTGTCAGTAATATCCCTAGCGCTTTTAGTAAACAATCTAGAATAACCTTCTAGAGGATTGGCATACCCTAATTCTTGCAACATCTCTTTTGCGTCTTTTAAATTTAAATAAGCACGACCTGTTTTTTCAGATTCAGTAATAGCAGGGATCCCTCGCATACCAGTGGCAGGTGCTAATTTTGGTGCAGAAGTACTTTCAGACCCTAAAATCATTGATTTTATGCTATTTAATTTCCCTGTGATTGCAGGTTCATCCTCATATCGTTTTAAAAGTGAATTAATTTGCGTGATTACTGGTTTGGTATCCACAAACTTACCAGCTTGCTCTAATTGAGAAGCCTCTTGGTCCGCAGCAGAATATAATTTAGAGGCTTCAGATTTAATATTTTGTCTGACTGGGGTCAATGTGTTAGCCACTACATCTTTAATTAAATCCCCTTGTTCATCTAAGCTAGGTACCACAGGTGATTTCATTCGATCAGCTAATTTGGCATTGATTCGATTCATTTGTTGAATAGTAGATTCTTCACTTTTTAATGCACCTTGTACCAATTCACGGGATTTACCTGCCGCTAATTCTTCAGCTTCAGCAGCTTTAGTTGCACCCGTTAGTTTTCCGTAAATTGCAGAAGGTTTAATACTAGGTGGGACAATTTTACCTAAAGCTTTAACTCCGCCTACTTCTTGATTCAAATCAGACAAATCAGAGCCTAACGCCGCTATATTTTTACCAGCAATTGTTGCGCCACGTCCTATCATTTGCGGACCTTGCACTAAAGCTGATTCCGCTGGACCAAATCCTTGTAATATTTTTTCACCAGTATCTTTAACTCCATACGGCACGGCATTGACAATAGCTTGCCCTTGACGTGTTCTAGGTTCATACCCAAAAGGGGCTAATCCTGCTTCAACCACACCAATAACTGGGTCAGTAATATAATTTTTAGCCAATCGCATTGGGTCCCATGCTGGTCTAGTATCGGGTGCTTGGACTGGAGGTTGAGGTTGACCTTGCGTACCAAAAGGTCCCAAATCTTTTGGCCCAGTGGACGCCATCCATTCTTTAGGCACATCCATTCCGTTAGCTTTTAATTTTGTGGCCAACTCTTGTTTAGATGTATTGTCAGGAATACCTTTTACAACCACGCCATTGGGTAAGGTTACGTCCATTATTTCAAATCCTCCCAATTGACAGATTTAGACTTACCGCCACTTCCACTACCATCTTCCCCACGCATCAATTTATTCAATTTATCGCGTTCACTTGCGGTTGAATTTTCAGCAGCTTTAATATCAGCGTTGATACCACGTAATGCACCTTGCAATTGGGTAAATGGCATATTCCCATTAGCTAATGCTTCAGCATCCGCACCATGAGATACGTGCATTTGAGCATTTGATCCTGGCATTGTGGTTGCGACTGTATATTCACGGCTAAGCGAATACATTTTGTTTTTCAATTCTTGGACATCAGGATCATTACCATATTTACGATACAAATCATTAAGCGTCGCATTTCCCGACATACCGAAAAGACCAGTGTTGACCTTTTTAGCCAATGCCAACACTTGAGGTTCAAGCTCTTTAACCATATTTGTTGCACGAGCCACGCCCTCTTCTCTAAGTTGATTAGCATCAAGTGCTTTTTTATATGATCCAAAGTCAGCTTTAGCCGTTGCTGGATTAAAATCAGGCCATTTGTTCGCAACTTCATCTCGAATTGCATTTTGTAAAGGTACCATTTTTGTGCTACGAACGTTAGTAGGTAACTCACCACTAGAATGATAAGCATCAACCGCTTGGTCAAAAGCGGCAGGTGACATTTTATATTTAGCTGCAATCTTATACGCATCTTGCGTAGTAATAGGCGCACCTGACGTATCACCAAACCCATCACCTGCACCAGTTTTAGGGTTAAAATGCGGGGATGTAGAAATTGTATTCCAAGTTTTAGTACCAGCGTCATATTCTTGAAAGATATCACGCCCATTACTTTCAATTTTTCGAGTTTTTGGTGCAGCGTTTGGATTCCATTTATCTCCACCAAAACCTCCCATTGGTTTGGTTTCGCCTGTCATTTTATTAAACATTACATATTTAATTTGATCACCAACTTGAACTGGCCGTTCTTCCCATGTTCCAGCCATAGCTTGAGCTTGTTTTAATAAATTTAGTTCATCACTATTTTGAGCTTGAATGATAGGTATCATATCTTTTAACGCCATCATTTTTTGCATAGGGGTAGCTTCAGGCGCATTAGCATTTATTAATGAGATTGCATCACTTACTGAACGAACTTGCGTACCTTGAGGTTGAGTTTGCATTGCTGGGGGTGCGTTAGCCACATTCATGCCGCCACCTTGAGGCGCATTACCTTGAGCTAGACTTTGCACTGTTTGATAAGGCATTAATCCTTGTGGTTGTCCACTAGCTTGAGGGGGAGCCATACCTCCCATACTACCACCTTGAGCCATTGGAGTAGCTTGAGGTGGCGCCATTTGACCTTGCATACCGCCCATACCACCGTTAGGTGAGACTGGTGGTGTCATTGGCACTGACGCTTGACCTGGGCTTGGGGGAGTTGGTGCAGGTCCACCATACGCATTAATTGGAGGTGGACGATTACCTAAAGAATTAAATGTAATACCCGCTGACGCTAATTGGTCAGCATATTCTTGTTTTTTAGTTTGCATTAACCAATTTTGATAATCGGCTTGTTGCTGTTTTATGGCATCAGCTTTAGCAGCTTGCATCCCTTGAGCGATTCCAGCTAAATTTAGATTCATAATAGCCTCTTATTAAGTAGGGGTAGGCGTGTAATATAGACCTGAAGTATCAGGTAATGCGCCAGCACCAGTGTAAACTCCATTGGCATTATAATTATTTTGGTTAGCCATAGATTGTGAGCTTGCATTACCGCCACCAAAAATGTTCGTATTGAGCCAGTTGCCCACAGAAGGATTACTGCCGATTTGTTGACCTAAATACGCACCACCTGCTGCTGCTTGCTGATTAAGGGTTTGCTGACCAATATATTGATTGTATGCGTTCATGCTTGCAGCTTGACCCATGCCCATGTAAGCCTGAGCTTGGTTCATGTTAGTAGCGTTAAGCCCTTGCAAGCCAGCCATTTGCTGAGCATATTGCTGACCGACCACACCAGGTTGTTGCGCGGCATATTGCTGTGCTGATAATGGCACTTGACCAGCTTGTTGTTGATAACCACCAGCAGTACCATACGCACCAGCTTGTGCAGCTAAGTTAGCACCAGTCAATTGACCTTGTGCGCCACCAGCTTGACTACCTTGAACCATCGCACCAAGACCTTGCGTTTGACGAGCCAATTGTTGATTTTGCCATCCAATGTCAAAGTTTTGCATCGCTTGGTTGTATTCATCGCCACCCACAGCAGAGTTACCCAAGCCACGCATTGCTTGGCCCGCGTTGACCTGGTCAGTTAGTTGCTGTTGCGTTTGCTGGAATAGCGCGTTTTGTGGGTCAAGCGCAGTCTGATAGACTTGGTTCCCAGCATTGTACAAATTCTGTTGCTGCTGGCTAGATAAAGCTGCTTGCTGACCGTAAGCACCAGCTTGTTGACCAGCCACATTAGCGCCTTGACCGTAATAGTTACCTGCTTGACCGTATGCTTGTAGGTATGGGTCATAATTAATTGCGTTTTGTTGTTGTAATGATTGTTGGAATAACGGGTTTGCACCTTGGTACGCTTGGTTTACGATATTTTGGTTTTGACCATACGCTTGTTGCCATGCAGTATCAGCACCGCTTGTCCATGTGGGTTGATAAGCAGGTGCGCCACCACTGTATTGACTACCGCCACCACCGCCCATTAAACCACCTGCAATTGAACCTAAGACTGGCCCTGCTATTGCGCTGAAAAATCCCATGCTATTCCCCTGTTGGCTTTATATCAGCAGCATCTAAGTCAGGGCTATCTGTCGCATGGATACAAAACCAAACGACTGGTGTTAGCGCTTCGACAAAATGTTGCTTGTTTGCTTCAATTGTTAAGCATTGAGGTCCAGTAAATTCCGCTACCACACCATCAACCACAACCCTAGCTGTACCACTTGCTAAAATGCTCATGTGGTCAAAGCTATGGATGTGCTGAAGTAATTTAGCACCCGCAGGTACATGCACTTCTTTAGCATATACCCCTGAATTGAAATGATGAATAATATCAACATTTGCGCTTTCTTTTAAGATACGGTCAACCTCTACTGTTGCGGTACCTTTTGGGATAAATACTTGATCCTCAAATCTCATTTGCTCTTACCTCTGTGTTTAGCTTTATATTCGGGTAAATGGTGACTATGTAGTGATTGTACACCAGTTACTTGACCTGCTGCTTTAGCTACTTTAGCAGCTTCACCACGATTAGCAAATTTGCCATTGCTAAGTAAGAAGCCACGTTGACCTTCAGCATCAATGTCTTTATGTTGCAACCCTAAGCGTGGAGCTGGTACAACTTTACCTGAGCTAGTTTTAATTGCTGGACGTGCGACTTTAGTAACCATGATTAGCTTCCCACAGGTGTCGATTGATGTAGCAATTGGTCTTTTGCTTGACTGCCAGCAGATGACCCGAAATAAAACCCAATAATACCAGTCCAAGCGGTACCTAATGAGCCAAGCATAATCATTAGCTCGTCAGATTTAGTAGCGTACCCTGACATCAATGCGTAAAGGATGCCAAAGAAGCCCACGGTCACAAAAATAGCTAACGCGCCAGGTATCAATGATTTTGTGGTAGCTTGCATAGTACGTGCTGAGCTACGATCTTGAACCGCTAATTGCTCAAAGTTTAAGCCTAGTTGCTGGGCTTGAGATTGCAATTGCAACTCAGCTTGTTTAAGTGAAGCGATTTGATCGGCAGATAATTTTCCGCTTTCGATAGTTTTATTGACATCATTCTCATTCACACCAAGGGCTTTAGAGATTGCGGTTACTGCTAATCCAGCAAGGGGACCACCTAGGCATGATGCAATGGTTGGTGCAATTTGTTCTAACCAGTTCATTTTTTAAACTCCTTATCGTGTTCCTCTAATATACGAATTCGCACATTTAATTCGCCAAGTTTACCGTTTAATTCTTCTTTAAGTTTATTCCGAGCTTCCGCTGAAATAGGGCTATCAGTAGGTATACCTTGTGGTGTAATTAATGCTGGCATTTTAGAACGAATATCGACTAACTCATTTTGCATACCATTTACGCTAGTAATCATCCAACCAACGGCTGCGACCATTACTGGAAATATCATCGAAATAAGTTTGCCCATATCCATATTAAGCACCATTCGTATAAGTTGCGACGCCATTCACAAAATGAGCAGTCAATACTTCACGACGCATTTTAGGGTCAAACGAGATATGCACCCAAGTACCTTCTTGTATTAGTTGGTCAAACTGTAAGTCTGAGGCGGCAAGCTGTTTAACGATGTCGAGAGGTGTACCACGATCAGGGCAAGTGAAATCAGCAGCATAACCATCCATGTGAGCTGAATTGCTTGCGCCATGTAAAGCTTTATTCAATGCGGGGCAACGATAGCCTGAGCTAATTAGGAGGGGGCTGTTGTATATGCTCAGCAAACTACGCACCTTTTCTAGACCTTGAGCCAAGACATTAAGGTTGGCTAATATTGCGTCTGAAGGCGTATTGTCGATACCTAAACGTACCGCTGTGTCTGAGCGAGTAAGCTCCTCAAGACTAAAGTGAGTTGTTATTTGTGTCATTTTGTTTACCGTGAATTAAGCGTTGAACAGTTTTGGTA